TCTAAAATTAACTAATGGCATGAAAGCCACTATACTATAAAAATTTAACTTTTAAAGGGCCCAGTTCCGTAAAGCATTGTATAACTTACTCTTCTGTTCGCAGATCCAGAATGCATTGAAACACTATCAGTTTCATGAGGCATAGAAGCATCAAATATAATTGCTCTGTTATATTTGTATGGAACTCTATAGATTACATGTGGTTTCTCATAAACCAAGTCCCTTAAAAAATCAGCATTTTTATTGTATTGTTCTCTAGTCAAATCAGATGGGACTTTTACACTGTAGATATTCAAACCGTTTTTAAATCTGTCTTTAACACATTTATCAGGTGTAACCCATACATTAACATTAAAACTAGATGGATCAGAATGTAATGCCACTCCATCAGCTTCATTATTGTAGACAAAAGACCAAGCTCTCACAAACTCACCAAATAATCTAGGAGAGGCTCTTAACAAATCATCAACAATATATTTTGTAAAATCATCATTTAAATTATAATCTTTTGCTTGATACGTTTCATAATCATCATCAAATTCTTTACGTAATACCATTCTTTGATGAAGTGCTATACACACAGTATTTGTAAAAAAATCATCTACAACAACACAACCGTTTTTATCTAGCTGTTGCTCAAGTTGTGCCCAATCTCTGTCAATTACAAATTTCATTTTTTTGCAAGCATACTTCCAACATGTCCTTTAAAAGCACGATTACCAAAGTGTGTTAGAGGCATAGCCATGTCTGCCCAAATTTCTCCTCCACATTCTTGCCATAGTCTTGAGAAGTAGTAATCCTCTGATAAATACCTTTTTTGTTTTGCTGTTTGATATGGACCCACAGCAAACAAATCATAACAGTTATCGGATTTAAAAGACTTACCATTAATAATTTGATCGGATTCGTATTTACGTTCTGGAAATTTTTTCATCATAGTACGAAAAACCTCTCTCTTAACAAGCATCATTCCTGTAGCTGCTTCGCTTACTTTACAAAAACCATTTTCCATTTTGACGTTTTGAGGATCATCAAAATTAAGATTATATCCCAAAGATTTTACTTCTAATTCATCTTCTGTAATGTTTGGATTTTTTTTAAATTCAGCAATTACTTTCTCCCAATGAATATGTTTTCTAGGATAGATGCCACAAACAACATCTTTATCCGCACAAATTAATCTTTGTATATTTTCAGCATTGAATCCTATATCGGCATCTATAAATAATAAGTGAGTAGCAACATAATCTGTTTGATCCATCATCATAGAAACAATAGTATTTCTTGCTCTGGTAATTAAGCTTTCATTACCCATAGTTTGTACTCTCATTCCAACACCATTGGCCATGGACCATTGTTGTAGCTGCAATAAGCCATGCATAGTATTCTCGGTGAGCATCCCACCATACATAGGCATACCTAAAAATATTTTAAATCCCTTGTCTTTTAATTCTTCTGGTTTTATCATTTTGGCTCCTTGTTTTTTTTGATTCTTTGAAATCTATTTATAAAGAATAAATTATATTTTTTACTAATAGAGTCAAATTCTTCATATGACTCTAAGTGATATTTAATTTTTATATTTTTTTCTGTTAGGGGTATTAACTGAACTAAAGGCTTTCCCGCTTGAATTAAAGTATTTTGAAAATTACTTGGTTGAACAAAAGTGTTTATGTGCACGCTATCTTGGTATTTAAAACGCATTATACCTGATGGAATGTGAATTAAAAAAGGATTGAGTCCCCAATGAAATCCAGTAAATAAAAACTTTACATCTTGTTTACACCGTATCGACCAAGGAGCCACGATTTTAAAATGTAAGTATTGTTCACTATCTAAATATGTTTTCCATTGATCTGCCTCATGAAAATCTACCTGTGTTTGATTGTCAGCATATTTAACTACAAATTGTTTTTTATCTTCATCCTTATAAGCGACAAAGTCACTCCAGTTAGGAATAGTCAAACCAGTGCTAAACATGTCTCTAACACCAATACAAGTTCTAAGAGAACCTTGCGGAACGGGTGTTTTAGAAATATTACTTGGTGTTTTTTTAAACCATTTAGGTACAAACTTGTGCGTGTAATCTATAGGAAACATCTCAAGAACTTCTTTACGATATGTAACAATATCTAAGGTTAAAGATGGTTTTAAAAATTTAAAAAGCATTACTTTTCAAAAAAGTCTAATACTTCTTTTGGTATTTTATTTAATATGTATTCTTTTTGTTTTTCTGTTAAATAGGATGTCTTGTCACTTAAATAATTATTCTTTCTTTCGTCAAATGATTTATCAGTTTGAGCAACTCGGTAATCAACATTGTTCGAAAATATAATCCACTGAGGTGTTTTTTTGTGTAATTTTAATTTTGTTTGCATTTCCGATAACACTTCAACCGCTCCTGCTTGATCACACATTTTTTTCTGATTCATTATTACAAAGTTAGAACGGTGTACATATTTCATCCATTCAATATGAAAATCAATCCATACATTAATAGCCTTTGGTATACTAAATTTATACAAAGCATTTTCCCATAAAAGTTCTGGATCATGATAATCCTCAAACTTAGCTAATCCCCAACGATTAATAAAATCTACGTCATTTCTAATGATACTCTCCATCCACATTAGTGGAGTCTTATAACAAAAAACAACAGGAGTTGATTGGGAAAGGTTTGCAGTTGCTTGTTCTGCATCGGGAGAATGTTTCCAAGACCAATGACCAAAATCATTTACATTACCGTGATTACAATAAAAATTAGCTAATGTAATTTCTTTAGCAAAATTAGTGCAAGTTCTTTGAATACCAAAAGTATAAAATTTCATCTTATGTATATATTTCCCGCTAAACTAATACGTTGAGTATCTTTGTTTGGTAAGACTTCATGTGGGAGAAAACTATTAAACACTATTAAATCGTTATCTTTAGGTGTGATAGAGTAATCGCCATAGTAACAATAAGGATAACCTGGATTATAAAATTTGATGTCTGAAGAATCTTGAGATGTTTGAATGTAAAACACGAAAGAGTATTCAAAAGGCTCTAAACCATGAACATGTAAACTGTGATGATTGTTTTGTTTATAAGCTTGAAACCAAGAGTTCCTATGAGTAAAACTTTCTTTTTTTAAAATATGTTTTGTAAATATGTTTAAATAATTATCAATGTGGTTTCTTAAATCGAGAAAAGCTTCATTGTTTAATATCTTACTATCATCGTAAAATGTTGTTAAGTTGTTAGTAAATTCTAAAAAAGATAAGTTTTTGATATTTTGTTTTACTGATGTCGAATCAAAGTTCTTTGTTTCAAACAGGTAAAACGAATTTACAAAATCAAATTTTTTAAATTCGCTCATTTTTTTGTTGAAGAACTAGCTCCTATAGATGGTCTTTTATCAAACTTGCAGTCTTTATATTCACCTTCTTGATCAACATAATGTAAAAATACTGTAATGAAATGATCGTGTTCACAGTATTCTCTCCAATGAATTTTATCCATTCCTTTAAATATAATTGCATTGTTAGGCATCATAGGAAACTTATAATCAATACGATACCTGTTGTATGATTTATCATCATCAAGAAATTTATAATCTGATGTCTCATCTTCTTCTCCTACAAATATCTCATAAGGCTTATCGACAGGATCTGCACCTAAACAAAGAGCAACCGTGTACTCGCAAGAAGGTCTATCTTTATGTATAGGAAGACTAGATCCTTTGTCATAAATTCTAAAGAAAGAATATGTTGGCCAAAGTTTCTTTCCTACATTTTGTTCAACCACAGGTGTTGACATGTCTAAAATAGTTTCCATTAGGTGATCGCCATATTGAGCAATTAAAGAACTTGTTTGACCATCAATCTTAATTTCAGAATAATTAGAATATTTTATTAATGAGTAAGAATTACATAAATTTAAAATTTGTTCGGGTAAAAAATCTTTTATAAATATTGGATTCATACAAACCATCCTATTAATGCGTAACGAGTACCTTTTGTAATTTGATTTACTTGATGAGGATACATAAAGTTTGAAGGAAATATAATTATATCACCTACGTTTTGTGGGTATTGAATTTGTTGTTTTGGAAAATCAAATACAAATTCCCCGCCTTCAAATTCATTATTCAAACATACTGATAAAGACAATTGTCTTAAGGGAACCGTTGCTCCCATGTCTGTGTGAAATTTATAACCCGCTTTATAGGAATTATGTTCGTATTTTAAAAAGTCTATTGCCGAACATTGTTCAATATTTGAGTAAGGAAATTTTTTTTTATAAACATCAATAGCCTGCCAAAGTTTTTCTTGAACTATGTTCTGTATAATTTTTTGTCCAAAAGATTTTGGATCTAATATGTTTTTGGAATTACAGTTTCTAACTTCTTTATTTAATCCACCTACAGTGGTAGCATCAGCAAGTTCTTCACCATCGTGATAAGATATTATTTTTTCACAAAGAGAAATTGGAAAAAATTTTCTTATTTCTAAAATATAATCTTGAATCACTTAGTAGGTAATACTATGTCCTGATAGATAAGCGTCTCTATCCGCATCTGCTTTTGTGACAGCAGCATCGTGTATTCTTTTAATCTCTGCTTTGTATGTATCGTTAGTAGTATGAGTATTAGCTATTGCATCATAATCAGGATTATTCTCAGCTTTAAATTTTGTGTTCCATTTATCTTGAGCTTCACATCTAATAACAACGTTAGTTACCCATTGAGGTAAATCGGACTGACTTTCGTAAACATAGTTCGGATCGTTATTTGTGTATTCTAATTCAAAACTCCAAGTGCCATTTTTATTTTTACACTGAAGTGCGTGAACATCAGAAGGGATCTCGGTATGAGAACGAATGTTATAATAAACTTTATTATCGATATATACATCTGACTCTGTGTTACCTGTACCTGAAGCAGGTCCCGCATCATTATTTAATTGATAATCACCAGAACCATCTCTGTAATATACATTGTTGTCTGGATGAATATCCGCATCAAAGATAATAGTTAATCTTGAATTAACTGTTGTATTATTTATGGTTATCGACATCTTTTTTACCTTTGTTTCCTTTCTTTACTTTTACCTTATTATTGCTTAATTGTCTAATAGTTTCATCTTCAAAATTTTTATTATTTTCTTGTATGGCTCTTTGATGATCACCAATTAATGAAAAAATACTATGTGCATTCATCGCAAGATTTTTAGCTGATTCACTGCCCTCAAGTAGTTTATTAAAAGCTGATTGTTGTTTAGTCATTTCATTTCTAAATGATTCTGTAGCAGCTTGAGTTCCTTGAATATGTCTTGAATTTTCAACTAAAAGTAAAGGTATCCACGCTATTGAACAACCCCATTCTTGTACAGGTGCGCCAGTTTGTGGGTGAGTTCCTTGTAACATGTTATACCAAATACATTGTGTTTTTATACACTTCTTGTTGAGAAGCGGGCATTTCCCATCGGGATCAAATATTGGCATTAATCTTTGTTAGCGACAATTACGTTTGCGTACTTAACATTCATAGCAGGCATAGAAATGGTTCCACCTAAAGATGAACTATCGACACTGAATGGGTGTGAGTGAGATCCACCTCCACCAGTAGAACCTGTTGGGTTTGGGCCAGGATTATCAGCGCCCGGCTTCAAACCAGTTCCACCACCACCTGGTGTACCTGTTTTAGGACCAGGGTGAGAGTGAGAAGAAAGTTCTGGAGTTGAAAGAGTATGCCCTCCAACAGTTCCTGTTACTGAAACTGTTGCAGAAGATGTATCAGTATTTCTGCTTGATGCAAATGTAGAGTAGAAAGAATCAGAACCACCAGTTCCACCACCAGATCCTGTCACAATTGACATTGCGGTGTTTGCTAGCGCAGTTCCTGTTTGTTTTGTCCAACCTGTCGGAGCAGAAGCTTGATTAAAAATCATTGATGTGTTTGCTTCAAAAGGATCAACACCCGTTAATGCCGCACCATTACCAGAGTAAGATGTAGCAGTTACTAAACCATTCGGATTTAATGTAATGGCTGAGTTAACAGTAATATTTTTTCCAGAGGCTACAGAAACATTATCGTTAAAAGTAGTTGCTCCAGTTACGTTTGCCGTTCCTTTAATTGAAAGATTACCTAAAGAATTTGCAAAAAGGTCGACCATGGTGTCCCCAGTACAATACATAATTGTGTGAGATCCTTGAGTAACGGCAACACCATTTGCTCCATGACCTGTCGGAGCTACAGTTAAAGTCTGTGCTCCAGAAGTATTATTAAAAAAGATATAGTTATTCTCTACAGCGGGAACAAAAACAGTAATATCGCCAGTTAGGGTTCCTGTAAATTCGATTACTTTGTTTGAAGACTCAGCATCTGGATCAGCATTTGCAGTTGTTAAAGTTACGTTAGCTGA